AACACAACAGCAGGGGCATAACCTACTGAGAGCGCAGCTATTGAAGGCTGCAGGGATTGACTTTGAGAAGCAAGCGCGATTACTACAAAAGGCCGTGAACAAGCTGGAAAGCAAGCTGGATGCGAAGAAAACTGAAGTGATTAGCTTCCAAGGTCAGGTGACGGACACGGTAGAGCTTGATGACCACGCGGCCCAATTGAGAGCCAGTGAAGCCATTACAGACCTCTTGGGAGCAAAGCCCAGCAAACAGACCGGTGACGGACAAGGCGACGTGCATATCCACATCACATTTCCTGATGCCTGTCGGCCAACCAATGCCATTGATGTATCCACAGACCAGACACCCCTACAGGTAGTAGATGGGACACTGAGTGGCGAGACATTATGTGATGAAGTGAAGGAAAACAACAACTTAGAGTCGAATGCGAGTTAACATAATGGTATTTATCAGTCTGTTTACATCTGTGCATTCTGTGGATAGAGCATCGAATCCCCTAGAGTAGCGCGGACTCTACAGAGCCAGGCAAGGAAACCGAATGAAAACGAGCAGGAAACGGATCGAATCGACCCCCCTCCCCCAAAAACCGAGTGACAGTCTGCACGTGGGAACCTCCCCAAATGATTTCTCAGGTTTCCCGACGTCTGAAAAGTGGTGCGGTAATTGTGGGTTCTTTGAGGGGACGGCGGTGAATGTACGGGCGGGGGTGTGTCATGCGTTGCCTGGGGCGGTGCGGGTGGTGGAGACGTGGTGGTGTGGGCTGTGGAGGGTGAAGGCATGATCGTGGTGAGTCCTGCGGGATTGGTGAAGATCCATGAGGAGATGGGGCTGCATGAGTTTGTGCCGGTGGTGATGTTTGTGACGCCGACGCCGGAGACGCGGACGTGGCGGTCGTTTGGGTGTGGGCGGTGTGCGTGTGGGGTAGTGAAGATGCGGGGCAAGCGATGAAGGAGCCGTATCTCACGGTGGCCTCGTATGTGTTTGGGGCGTTGCTGGTGGCGCTGATTGTGGTGGGGTGTTTGGAATTGGTGGGCGTGGTACGGGTGCCGGAATGAGTCGGATCGTGTCGCAGGCGGTGGCGTTTGCGCCGTGGCCGCATCAGGTGCCGTCGATGCAGGCGCGGGCGAATGGGGTCCGGTGGGTGTGTAAGGTCTGGCATCGGCGGGCGGGCAAGGACGTGAGTGATTTTATTTCGTCGGTATCGGAGTCGTACACGCATCCGGGGATCTATTACCACTGCTTTCCTGAATTGGCACAGGGGCGCAAGGCGTTTTGGGATGGGCGGGATAATCAGGGCACGCGGTACATTGATTACTTGCCGCCGGGGATCTTGGCGTCGAAGCCGAATGAGACGGAAATGCAATTGGAATTGAGAACGAAAGACCCGAAGAAAACGTCCCTGTATCAGGTGGTCGGGGCCGACCGGCTCGGTTGGATTGGATCGAATCCCCGACATGTGACCATGAGTGAGTATCAGGACCAGGACCCGACGGCGTGGCATTTGTTGTCGCCGATCTTGATGGCGAACGGGGGTGGGGCATCGTTCTGTTTTACGCCACGCGGGCATAACCATGGCTATGAGCTGTATACCACGGTCAAGGATCATCCGGCGTGGCATACCGAGCGGTTGACGGTACTGGATACGCGCAAGCCGTCCGGCGGGCGGATCATCACCGATGACGATTTAGATTTTGAGCGGACGGTGCTGAAGAAGAAAGAAGCGATTATTCAGCAGGAGTATTTTTGCGACTTCGAGGGCGATCAGGAAGGCAGCGTCTACGGGGATTTGTTGCAGCAGGCGCGGCGTGATGGACGGGTGACCACGTTTGCGATTGAGCCGGGCTATCCGATCATTCCCGTGTTCGACATTGGGCACCATGACGCGACGGCGATTGGGTTCTATCAGACGGTGGGGCCTTGGCGGCGGCTGGTGGATTATGTGGAAGCGGCGGGCAAGACGGTCGATTACTTCGCCGAAGTGCTGAAGCAAAAGCGGTTCGACCTGGGCTATCGCTACGACCATGTAGACGGGAAAATCTTTTGCATCGGCCCGCACGATTTGCGAAACAAGCACTGGGGCTCTCCGCACTCAGCGGAAGAGGTGGCTCGGCAGTGCGGCTTGCATTTCCGTGTCATCCCGAAGATGAGTGTCGAAGATGGCTTGGCGGCAGGGCGGCGGTTGTTCCCGCACCTGTGGATCCATGAGAAGGCGGCGGCGCGGATGGTCGAAGTGTTTGGGGCGTACCGGTACGAGTGGGATGAAGCCACACGGAGCTTTTCAAGCCAGCCGATTCATGACTGGTCTTCACATGGAGCCGATCAGTATAAATATTTCGCCCTCAGTGATCGGGACGATCAGAGCCGCCAGGCGATCACCAAACCCACGGCCACGGCGCAGTTTGATCCGTTGACGGAAGCGGAATATGAGTTCAACCCGTTTGCGATAGGAGCCTAGCCATGATTCTTCTGCGATGGATGGAACGACCGATGGGGAAAGCCTGGTGCTTCACAGGGGCGGAAATGCTCATGGCGGCAGCGGTGGCGGTCTCGGCGGGCACGGCGGCCTATCAAGCGGCGAATCAGCCGGAAGCCCCTGCGATTCTGCCTCCACCGGAAGCGGAAGCCGCCCCTCCGAATCCTGACGATGCGGACACCAAGGCCAGACTCGCGGCGGCGCAAGCGCGGGAACGGCGTCGAAAGTCCGGCAGCTTGCTCACGAATCCCACGAGCGGCCAACCGCTCGCGCAAGCGCCGGTCAGCGTCAAGAGTCTGTTGGGGCAATAACGTGCATCAGTGCGCCCGTTGCAAGAAGACCGATCAGCAAACGATCCTCTATCAATCGCGGAAGCGCGAGTGGTTCTGTATCCGGTGTTTGACGCATCTCATGGGCGATACACGGCTGACCGCCGAGGAAGTAGGACGCGATGATCGGTAAGGATGGCTCGACCTATCTGAAGCGGTACGACCGGCTCTATCAGGAGTTTATGACCTGGGAGCCGACGTTGCGGGAGTTGCAAGAGTTCATTCGCCCGAACAGCAAACGCATTCGGGAAGAGCGGTCCCCCGGCAGCAAGCTCACGACACGGCTGTTTGATACGACCGCGCCCGACGCCAACCGCAAGCTCGCCTACTTCTTGAATGGCACGTTGGTTAGTTCTTCAACCCGATTCTTTTCCCTGATTGCCCGTAACCCCGACCTCATGCGCGTGCACGCCGTTCGCCTCTGGCTGGAAGATACTAGCCAGCGTATGTATATGGCGTTGCAGCAATCTAATTTCCACGCCGTCATGCCGCAAATGTTCAGCTCGATGGCCGCTCTGGGGACGTCCGCGCTCTTTGAAGAGGAACGGCCTGGGCCGCTCGCCGGATTCAACGGCGTGTTCTTCCGCGTCATCCCGATGGGCAAGTTTCAGTTTGATATCGACGCTGAAGGCAACGCCCAATGCTTCTACGTGGAGCGCGAATTGACCATCCTGACGGCGGTCAGTGAATACGGCAAGGCGAATTTGCCGGAAGAGGTTCAAAAGAAGTACGATGACGGAGGCTACGACGAGAAGGTGACGTTCATCCAGTGCATTCTGCCGCGCAAGGTGCAGCCTGGCTACTTCTCCACCCGCTTGCCGCTGGCCTCACTCACGATTGAGAAGAAAAGCAAACAGATCGTCAAAGAGTCCGGCTATCACGAACGCCCGTTCATGGTGGGCCGGTGGGAGACGGAAGAAGGCGAAGGGCGCGGGCGTGGGCCCGGGCATATCGCCCTGCCGGATATTCGCTCACTGAACAAGCTCAAGGAACTGGGTCTACAAGCCGCCGCGTTGGCAGTCCGTCCCCCGTTGCAGGTGCCGCAAGATGGGGTGCTGGGTGGCCAGGTTCGCTTGACCCCCGCCGCGCAGAACGTGATGACCCGGGACGGCGAGATTAAGCCGATTCTGTTGGGCGGGGACGTGAATCAGGAAGTCATTCGCGTGGAGGACTTGCGGAAGTCGATCCTGTCCGTGTTCCATCGGGACTTGGTGGCCTTGCCGGATAAAAACTACATGACGGCCACGGAGATTATCAAACAACTTGATCTCATTAACCGAGAAGTCGGCCCCACGCTAGGGCAGTCCAACCGAGACGTGATCGTACCAGTTCTTGACCGCACCTTCGGGATTCAGTACCGCGCAGGGGCGTTTCTCCCGCCGCCCACTGAATTGGCTGGCGCCGACCTCGACATTGAATTTGAAGGGCCGTTGGCGAGAGCTCAACGGACTGGCGATTTGACGGCGCTCCAAGAAGCTCTGGCCCTCACGGCGGGCATTGCTGAACATGCGCCGGACGCGCTGGACTTGGTCGATACGGACGAAACGGTACGGGAAATCTGGTCGATCAGCGGAGCGAGTACGCGGCTCATGCGGAACCCTGGCGCAGTCAAGCAGATCCGCGAGCAGCGGGCGCAGGCCGCACAGGCCCAGATGCAGGCCGAACAGGGCCAGGCGACCGCCGATATCATGAGCACGGCGGCACAAGCAGGCAAGACGATGAAGGAAGCCCAGATGCTACAACCGGTGGGGCAATCATGAGAATAGACGTGGATATCGCGCAGGCCATTAATCCGCTCAGGTACGAGGTGTCGATTCGCGTCCCGTACATTCTGGCGACGTATCGGGCAGAGATTGGCGGGAAGCCGTATGAATGCCGTATCGCATTTGATCGAGAGACCCCCTACCAACGAGTGAGAGAGATCGGGGATGCGCAGGCATGCCATGCGTTGAGGCGAGCCGCACAGGAGGCGGCATGTCCCTAACGCTGGAACAGGCCGCGCTGTGGTCGATTGCCCAGGATACGCAAGCCCTCTTCGGCAGCGAATTGGGCAAGCGGGTTCTCGCGCAGCTCGAAAAAGATTTCATGACTCGAACCTCGTTTCATACCGACCCGCTGCAAATGGCCTTTTTGGAAGGCGAGCGGCATGTGCTCTTGACGATTCAACGCCGTTTAGCGATGCGTGTCCACGATTTTATGGCCCCTACACCCACACTGGAGGAAACTGACCATGCCTGATGCGACGATCACGGACCCGACTATCGGACAATCCGGTGCCACAGAGACCCCATCCGCTCCCGCGCCGGTCGAATGGACCAGCCATATCCCGCAGGACATGGCGACCGAGAAGTTCTGGGAACCCATTAAGGGCAAACCCTTAGCCGATGTGCTGAAAGGCTACGGCGAAGCGCAGAAGATGATCGGCGGCAGCATTCGCTTGCCGAACGAGAAGGACAAGCCCGAGGAGCGGGCCAAGAAACTCAGCGATATCTACGGCAAGCTAGGGCGTCCCGAGTCGCCCGATAAGTACACGCCGAAGCTGCCGGAACTGCCGGACGGCTTGGCGTTGCAAGAGCCTGCCGTCAAGGGATTCCTGGCGAAAGCGCACGCGGCGAACATGACGCCCGATCAGGTGCAAGCCTCACTTGACTTTTATGCGGAATATGTGCAAGGTGGCGTCAAGGCCCTGACCGAATCGCGCAAGGCGGGCGAGTCCGCGTTGAAAGAGGAATGGGGCGCGAACTTTCAGACGAATCTGAACCTGGCGC